ATGTTACGTCGTGGTAAGCGTAAAGATTATTTTACTGGTGCTTTGCCTTGGCCACAGAAGGGTGCTTCTGTTACTCTTCCACTAGGCACTAGTGCTCCTGTTATGGGCACTTCTACTCAGGTTAGTTTGCCTGTTTTCAATGCTGCGGCTGGTGCTGTTAATAAAACAGATGCTTATATTGCAAACGGTACACCTGGTTTAGGTATTTTATCTAGTAACGTTGCTAACGTTACTTCTCCTTTTGATACAGGTTTGTATACTGATTTGTCACAAGCTACTGCTGCGACAATTAATCAGTTACGTCAGTCATTTCAGATTCAGAAATTGCTTGAGCGCGATGCGCGAGGCGGTACACGTTATACAGAATTGTTACGTGCTCATTTTGGTGTAACTCCACAAGATTATCGTTTACAACGTCCAGAGTACATTGGTGGAGGTTCTACTTATGTCAATATCAATCCGATTGCTCAGACTTCTGCAACGTCGGTTACTGGTTCTGCTACTCCGCAAGGTAACCTTGCTGCAATGGGTACTGCATTGGCTCAGGGACATGGCTTTACGTATGCTGCTCAAGAACATGGATATATTATAGGTATGTGTTCTGTACGTGCTGATCTCACATATCAACAGGGTCTTCCTAAGATGTGGTCAAGATCTACACGTTATGATTTTTATTTCCCAGTATTTGCTACTCTTGGTGAACAGGCTGTTTTGAACAAAGAAATTTATGTTCAAGGTACTTCTGCTGACAACGATGTTTTTGGTTACCAAGAACGTTGGGCTGAATACCGTTATAAGCCTTCACAGATTACTGGTTTAATGAAGTCTACTTCTGCTGGTACTATTGATGCGTGGCATTATGCCCAGAAATTTACTGCATTGCCTACGCTTAATTCTACGTTTATTCAAGAAACTCCTCCAGTTGAGCGAACAACAGCAGTTGGTTCGGCTGCTAATGGTCAGCAGTTTTTGATGGATGCGTTTTTCGATTGTAAGATGGCTCGTCCAATGCCGTTGTACTCTGTACCTGGCTTGATCGATCATTTTTAATGTTTTTATATACCTCGAGTACCCGAAAGGGTACTGAGGAAACAAGCGGAGCGCGTTAGTATGGGTTTATTTTCTGCTGTATCTAATTTAGCCAAAGATTTTGGCGGCGATATTATATCGTCTGGTTTTAGTGCTTTTAATGCTGCTCAGAATCGCGAAGATGCTCAAAGAGCTCAGAATCAATCTGAAGCTTTTAATGAGCGCATGTCTAATACTACTTACCAGCGTATGGTTGAAGATCTCAACAAAGCTGGTTTATCGCCTATGTTGGCTTATTCTAAGACTGGTAGTTCTCCTACCAGTTCCGGGGTTACAGGGACTTCATCTGTAGAAGCCCCTAAGTTTGGTCAAACTGCATTAATGCGTGAGCAAGCTGCGGTTGCTAGATCACAAGCTGAGCTTAATCAAGCGAACGCTTCTAAAGCAGCTGCTGAGACTCGAAATGTTAATGCTGATACTCTTAATAAGAATGAATTGTTTGGTCAGATTGGTGCTAGAACTGGTGAAATTTCAGCTAATATTCCTCAAATTCAAGGTTTAACTTCATTACATAGTACGACAGCAAAGCAAATTGAAGCTTTGATTGATCGTATTCGTCAGGAGATTAATATTAATCGTCCTCCTGAACGTTTTGCTAATGAGGAGCCTGAAAAGGCTAAGTGGTTAGCTCCACTTACAACTGCGTTGAATGAAATTTTTAAGGGTGTTGGTGCATTACGTGGTAATAGTGCTACCATCAACACTACTACAACCTACCCTGATGGGTCTAAGTCTAATAAGACAACTACTAGGAGTCGTTAATGAGCAAAGCGAATATGCCTTTTGTACGTAATCCGTACAATTATGATAAAGATGAAGCGTCTGACGCTTCTGGATTGCTGTGTCAAGACCCAAGTCTTGCTCAACAGCATATGAAAGATGAATGTGACATTAATGTCATCATTGAACGTTTTGGCGTTACGGGTCAAATCCCTCAAACGCCTGTATCGCCTTCATACGGCGATTTTAGCGGTGTGACCGACTATCATAGTGCGTTGAATCAAATAAACGCCACTATGGATGATTTTATGGCCTTGCCAGCGCAATTGCGCGTTAGGTTTGACCATGATCCTGTCAAACTATTGGAGTTCCTTGAGAACGACCAGAATCGCGATGAGGCGATTCAATTGGGTCTTATTGATGGAAAGCCTGTGGCTGCTCCCATCGTTTCTGACGCAGAAACACCTAAGTCGGACGCGTAAGCGGACGACAGCACAGTTACTCTACTTGATGTAACTGTGCTAGGTGACACCAAACCACTAATTTAACTACGGAGTAATCATGTTATCAAGAAAGCCTGTAAATAAGTATAAGTCTGCTAAATCGTTTCGTAAGCAAACGAGTAAGACTAAGTCTTTGAATATGCGCAACGCGCCTATGCGAGGCGGTTTTAGACTCTAATGGCATGCTATAAGCCCTTAACGGCTTATCAATGCAGTGACAGGTCTATTATTTGGCGAGAAATACCAGGGGCGGATGTAGTCCGCACCCTATCATTGCCTTGTGGTCAGTGTGTTGGTTGTCGCCTTGAACGCTCACGTCAGTGGGCTGTTCGTTGTATGCATGAGGCACAAATGCATACGAGTAATTGTTTTATTACGTTGACATATGCTCCAGAGCATTGTCCTAAGGATATGTCATTGGATTACAATGACTATCAGCTTTTTATGAAGCGGTTGCGTAAGCGTTTTACTGGAAAAACGATACGCTTTTATATGGCAGGAGAATATGGTACAAATTTCGATCGTCCTCATTTCCATGCTTGTTTGTTTGGTCTTGATTTTCCGGATAAGAAAGTATTTAAGAGAACGTCGGTTGGCTCTGTCCTCTATACGTCAAAGATTTTGGAAGAGCTGTGGCCGTTTGGCTATTCTTCAATTGGTGATGTTAACTTTGAGTCTGCTGCTTATGTTGCTCGATATATTATGAAAAAGATTAATGGGGTTACTGTCAATGAAAACCACGAAGTGGTTGATGCGGGTGCCCATTATCAGTATTGTGATTTAGAGACTGGTGAGATTATTCAGCGTAAGCCTGAATTTAATAAGATGTCTTTGAAGCCTGGTATCGGGCAGACTTGGTTGGATAAGTACATGTCTGATGTTTACACAGAAGACCAAGTTGTGGTGCGTGGCAAAAAGTGCCGTCCACCACGTTTTTATGATAATAAATTTAAGTTGAAGTTTCCTGAAGAGTTCGATATGATTCAGTTTGCAAGGGAAATGGAAGGTCGTTCCCGCGCTGAGGATAACACGCTTGAGCGTCTTGCCGTAAAGGAAAAAGTCGCGTTGGCTAAGTTATCATTGTTAAAACGTACTATTTAAGGAGTTTTTATGAAGATGATTATTGTTTCTATTAAAGATACTGCTGCGGACGCATTTGGTCGCCCAGCTTTTGTTGCTACAGAGGGTGTAGCATTACGTCAGTTTCAAGATGAAGTGAATCGTGCATCTGATGACAATCAGTTGTACAAGCATTCACAAGATTTTCATTTATATTTGTTAGGTTCTTTTGAAGATTCCACGGGTGTTTTTGAACTAATGGAAACCCCTAAGTTAATTACACGTGGTAATGATGTTATGATCAAGGAAACTGTTTAAGCTTTTTTATATACCGACTCACTTTTAAGAGTGGGTCGGAATTTCGGGAGATAGTTATGCATCGTAATAAGTCAGTTTCTACCCATACATTTGCTATGGTTCCTAAAGCGGATATTCCGCGTTCTAGTTTTGATACTCAATATGCCCATAAGACTACATTTGATGCTGGCTATTTAGTTCCTATTTATTGTGATGAAGTGCTCCCAGGGGACACTCATCGTGTAAAGATGACTGCGTTTGCTCGTTTGGCAACGCCATTGTTTCCAGTTATGGACAATTTGCATCTTGATACATTCTTTTTCTTTGTACCTAACAGACTTGTTTGGGACAATTGGGTTAAGTTTATGGGTGAGCAAGCGAACCCAGGAGATTCTATTTCTTATGTTGTTCCTACTATTACATCTACCGTTGGCGGTTATGCTGTTGGTTCATTATTCGACCATTTAGGTTTACCTACCGCTGGTCAGATTACTGGTTCTAATACGGTTACGCATAATGCGTTACCTTTACGAGCTTATAACTTGATTTATAACGAGTGGTTCAGAGACGAGAATTTACAAAATTCCGTTACTGTTCGTACAGGGGATTCAGGGGATGTTCCCGCTGATTACACGATGTTACGTCGTGGTAAGCGTAAAGATTATTTTACTGGTGCTTTGCCTTGGCCACAGAAGGGTGCTTCTGTTACTCTTCCATTAGGCACTAGTGCTCCTGTTATGGGCACTTCTACTCAGGTTAGTTTGCCTGTTTTCAATGCTGCGGCTGGTGCTGTTAATAAAACAGATGCTTATATTGCAAACGGTACACCTGGTTTAGGTATCTTATCTAGTAACGTTGGTAACGTTACTTCTCCTTTTGATACAGGTTTGTATACTGATTTGTCACAAGCTACTGCTGCGACAATTAATCAGTTACGTCAGTCATTTCAGATTCAGAAATTGCTTGAGCGCGATGCGCGAGGCGGT